CCTCAAACCACTAGCTTCTGAGATATAAACCCCCTCTTCCCGGACCCACCCCCGCCATAATATACCTCATACCTCTTGCTGTAGTCAGTCAACCTAGGAAAGTAGACGCGATTAAACAGACTCTTCTTCAGGCGAATCTTCATCGTCATCTACTCCTATTGTTATTTCCTCTTGTTGCTGGATACCGCTAGTCTTGATGTCATCCTGCAAGAGTTTGAGGCATTGTACCTTAACAGACGGTGTAACAGGATTGTCAGCATCAATAGGAGAGAAAGCCATTTTAGCAAGCTCACTATTGATTCTGAGTCTGTCAATCATCAGCATCCTATATTCATCTTCACGAATCTGCTGTAGGTATTCTTGGATTTGCGGACAGTGGAATATTGCAGACCACTCAGCTTGTGCTGTAGTCCTACTAGCCTTGGGATAGATAGTCTAATAAGCTAGAGGTCCGTTGTAATTATTCCTAGTATATTCTCTTGCAACAGACTTCCATTTCTCAAGGGTGGATGGCCGCAAGTTATCATAACTCTTTCTCGACATACTTACAGCCTCCTTCTATCTTCCATATAGAATATGAAAATTCGCTAAGTTGTTTTATACATTTCTGTCCTAAGCATAACATATTTTTCTGGCTACGTCAAGAAAAAATTTTTTACCAAGTCAGGACAAAATTGTACTATTCAATTACTCGAATTTTCATATATATATGAAAGGGAAGAAGATTGCTTCCACTTATTTACAAACAAAAGGAGATAATAAGCTATGACAACAGCAGAATATAATATGCGCGAGGAGCTATATGCCAAGGCTCCCGAATCCATTAAACAAGAGTATGAAGGATTAGTAGGCATCTACGCCATCATGCTCGACGACGAGATTGTTTACGTCGGAAAATCCAAAAATATGTTCAATAGATGGACGGCCCACCAAATCAATGCCATGTGCCCAGAGGCTCGTGACTATAACAAGAGCAAGTATGTGTAGCTCAGGAAAGCTAAGGAAATGGGGCTTCACTTACACTTTGTTTGCCTTGAAACTTGCGGCGAGGGCTAGCTCGATGGCCTTGAGAAGGCTTACATTAGACGGTATATGCCCAAGCTCAATGAACTCGTACCAGACGACTTCGGCAAGTGGCATAGAAAGACTGTTACACCTATTGTTTGACAAAATGAAAAATTTTTGCTATAATAAGAACGTAAATAAGGGAAAGCGTTCTTCAGGAGATTGGCCCCTTAGTCTTTTGGGCTGGGGGCCTTTATTCCGATAGCAAGACGACAAAACTGTACTGGAGGAATAAATATGTTGACAGAACAAGACGTATATCGAATGAAGATACGTAATTACCGAGAGAAAACAGGCACGACCTATAAATTCATAGCAGAGAACATCCTCGGCATGAATTACTCGACCTTTAGGAACTTTTTATCGGGCAACCGCATATCTGAGGAGAAACTTACCAAGATTAAGGAACTCCTGGAGGAAAAAAATTTTTAAGTTCTGGACAAATCTTGTTTAAGTAATAGCCAGAATTTTCATATATATATGGAAGGGTAAAAGAGCCTCCTTTCCACTAGCTTTTAGCCATTTGAACATATGGGGCTTCACCTCCTTAAACAACGAAGCCCCATCCTTCTACTATTATTAGGCATAGTAATTTAATCTCCTTTTTCAAAATACATTATCTACGGCCGGGTGGACTAGCTACCCACTCGGCCACTCATTTTTGGAAAAGGAGGACAAAATTTTGACTTCGACGAAAAGGAGAGAAAAAGAATGATGAAAGAAAAATTAGAGTTTCTTACCAAGGACCTCGGCATCAGTGTTACTGCAATATCAAAAGGAAGTGGGGTTAGTTACTCAATAGTGAGTAAATACCTGCGCGGCCACACGCAATCTCTTAAAGAGGAATATGTAATCAAGTTACAGGATTACTTTGTAAGACTAAAACAATAGATAGCAGATTATCCTCTATAATCAATAGGAAAATGAGTTATGTAGATAGTGTATTTAGAAAGAAGAACTTATCCGAAAAAAGAGATTGCGGAAATCCTTGGTATAAACCCCCAATCGGGTCACTTTAAGAGGGATGTGACTCGTAAAATGTAGAACCTCGGCTTCAAGGAAGGAGATGACTTCGTATATAAGCGTGGTGACGTTACAGTTCTCTACGTCCCGCAAACATACGAGGAAAAAATAACCTACTTAGTAAGACTCCTTGGAGTAGATATCCAAGTTGACCCAAAGGCATTTACTACCTTCTTATATCGTCTGGCTCTTGATGGATATAACGATTGTAATAAGATGCCTTGGGCAGAAAGAGAATCTTGGCTTCGTGATAATTGTGGTATTCAAGTTAGTGAACGCACATTAAGAAGCTGGACAAACAAACTAATGGACCTCGGCATCATCACAAAAGATAATAACGATTATGAATGGTGGTGTACTACCAAATTTGATGGAGAAACCATCAGAGAGCCAGTACAGCCAGAGGAAATGGATAAAGTGCGTCAATATTGGAAAGACTTCTGGATTGTAAAGGCAGAAGCTGATTAGATGTACCCTGATAACAAGCAAGAAGCACAGAAACATCTAAGTTCAACGATGTGGAGTAAGTATGGTTGCTGCTACTACAAGTGCAAAAGTTTTATGTTTTGCGCTTGGGAGAACAACCCGATTATGCGGGAAATAAGAGATTTAATCCTCGAACATGAAGGATTATAACCTAGCTAAAAAGAGTTTCCCCCGAAAACTCTTCCAGACATTATATTATATATCTTTGGAAGAGTTATCGGGGGAAACTCCAAAGGGCTAGAATAAAGGATTATAATATCTTGCTCCAAAGAGAAACTGCCAAACGTCTTCCAAACATTATAATATATATCTTTGGAAGACGTTTGGCAGTTTTGGCTATATAACAAGAGATAAGGAGATTAAAACCATGGTTGTATATAGTGAATGGCTCCGTTGGGCTCTGTCAACAGAAGGAATCTATCCTATTAAATCTGAGCCGGGGCATTACGTTTATGTTAGAACCGAAGCTCTATAGAGAGCTTTAGATAAAATCTTCAAAGGGAGATGAAAAGAAATGAAGAACCGTCCTAACCCTTATTTACAAGACCCAGCTTTTCTTGAGTTCAAAGCCTTTGTTGAAGGTGTCAATCAAGAGAAAAGAGAAAGAACCAATGCCATGATAGACGACCTCAAAAAGATGCAAGCAAGTATCCAATGTATCTTGAAGAGCATGGAGAGAAGTCTTGATAGTATAAATAAAAAGGCAGTAGCTTAATTAGCTACTGCCTTATTTTTTTTTACTCTTCTTTGTTAGATGAATCACTCTTCTTGGTGAAGTAGTAAGTTATAATAACCAAGAAGATTTGCAGAAACTGCTCGGCGGCAATCACGCCAGTTATAGATAAGAAAACAAAAGCAGCCATCAAAGCAAGAGTAGTAAGACTCTTAACGTCAATCAGATTGGCTAGCTTAGTTCCTAGTTTCTTTAATACTTCCATACTTAATACTCCTTTGCACGCTCAATAGATGCCATAGACCTCGGTTTCCGCTGGTTCTTATTTCTCTTTGCTCTTGATTTCTCCTACGTCCTACTCAAGGTCGTGGATGCGGATTTCGTGACTCTGACTAACTTTCAAGAGCTCTTTGATGTCATCAGAATTGTGCTATATGGCTCTGGCATTGATACTAGTGTCCTTCCTGAGTTCAACCATTTCTTTGCAAGCATTTAGAATTGGCTTTCCTATAGTTAGGAATAATCCCACCAGAACTACCAGAGCAGATACTACTGTCCACTCCATAATCAATACTCCTTTGAAAGCTCGTAAATAGAGCGTAATGTCTGCTCGTTTACTATCTTCTGAGCCTTCTCCAAGTCTTTATAAATCTTGTCGAAGGAAGCTCCAAGACTACCAAGCTCGACATAACTATCTTCTGGTCTGTCGAAATACTTAACAGTCTTCATAACTCTCTTAGTCACGTTAATACCACGAATCTTATCAAGCACTCTTACCTCGTCCCCGCAATCAAGAGTAGTAGGAATTTCAGTCATAAGCACTTTATAAGTTGTTTGCGGGCGGCCGGTCTCGAGAACCTTTTGGCTAGCTGTTTTGAGCAAGTCATCTCTGTTCTCGATACTAGAGTCAATGTAATAACCCACAATAACCTCGTCAGTGTATTCGTAATTCTCGACCCACGTTTGCCCGTTGAGCATTATCTCATCCTTACCTATAGGTATCAGGCGCGTGATAAGGTCGTATGTGGAGCTTTGTACCTGGCATTTCCGCAAGTTCCTACCATCTAATATAAAGTGTGTCTCCTTATCTTGCCTCTTGTTGTAGACATAGAGAACCTAGTTAAGTGTGTCCCACTTTACCTCGACTTGATATAGCTTAATAAGAGCTTGAATAGCATCTAGGGCAGACATATGCTGAATATTGACCTGGTAGCTTCCTGCCACGTCTTTCATAACAAACGTCCATCCAGTCTCTTCTACTATTGTTTCCAAGCACTCATCAAGATTCATACCATAGCCAGTTAAGCTATCAATATGCTTTCCTTGCAGCTTGCCGAAGTAGGGCTTGCAATATACATCATATAGACCCAGGTCTTCCATATTGACTTCTTTAATGACGTATCTATAACCGTCGATGTCTATCTTCTGTTCCTCCTTAACAAGGATTGTATAGGGGAGAGAGAACTGAGCAGTCTGATACCCAGTCTCTAGCTCCTCTGTTACTCTTAAATCCTTGAACTCGGAGATACCAGTCAGATAATTCAACTTGCTATCATAAAGTTTCATAACCATGGCTAGTACCTCCTCCCATCAGAACTTCTTGACGTATTTAACCTTGACGTTAGAAACTGTCATCTTATTTACTTTTATCTTGTTTATTCCAGTCTTTAATTTAGGCACGGACAGAAACTCAAAGGTATTAACAGGAATTGAGTTGTAGCTAACACCAGCTTTGTCCACTGTAATAATTTTCTAGTCGGCAGGGATTTGATTACTAACATCAATTTTGAAGTAGTCATCGTTGACCCAGAACTCGACTGGAGTATCAAGAGCAGTAAGAGTTAAGGAAACCTAACAGCTTGCGGGCCGGCCCTCATTAGTAACCTCAACCTCGGTCCAGAAGTCAAACGGCTCGCTTGGTTCTCCATAATCATGGAACTCTGGAAGGTCAGGATACTTAGGAGGAACTAGTTCATAGAAGACTGCATATACGATGCGGCGGTCCCAGCTTTCTAGCTCCCTTCCCGCAAGTACAGTAATGTTAGGTAACTCAGAGCTTGCAAGTTCCTTTGCTCTTGTTATAATTGTATTCTTAATATTTCCAATACCATTGAGTGGTTGGATGAAGTACCCTAGGCAATTAGCCTAGGATACCTCTCTTTCATAAACCTCTACCACACAGTAGGGACCAATCTCAATAGGGTTGTATTGGAGGTTATTATAAGTAGTCAGTGTTTGTTCCATTACTTATTCCTCCTTAGAACAGACTGTTTATATCATAATTTTGACGATAAGCCTTGCTGTTATAGTAGCCCTCAATATCACAGTGGATAGGACCCATGCCAGCTTCGGTAAACTTCTCTCCCCAACGTCTCTTGCCGTCAGCAGAAGTATACCATTTACCGCCAGCGTAGTTTATCTTGCCGCCACCCGGAGAGTAAGTTCTCTTAGTAGGCTGGACCTCTGGCATTCTCCACAAGCAAATCCAGTTCTCGCCATAGTCAACACCGTTGGACCAATCATCAGCACTAGCACCGAGGTTAGGTTCACTTTCTGCTGCTATTGCTTCTTCTGGTGCATTGTCGTAGCCGTGGTAGAGCAACCAACCAGGCTGATACTCAATAGGTTTGACGTGCATATTACCAGTCAGAGTAACATTGTGGTCTGGCATAGCAAATCTCAACGGGTTCTAAGTTACGTCTATTCCTTCTGGCAGAGGGCCTTCATCAACAGTCCAGTTATCGAAGATGTAGCCTTCAGGTACGGTCATCTGAGCCTGTACCATAGCTCCCTTCTCATACTTGCCGGAACCGCTACCATTAGTAACCTCAAGTCTAAACAACTCTTTAGGAGGCTCAGGAGGTTTAGGTCCTGGATTAACAGGAGGAATAGGAAGTAAACCAGTTACTGGATGCGGGCCTTGGTTCTCCATCTTCTTCCAAGGAATATATTCCATATTCAAAGTATCATATAAACCAACGTCCCAGTCATTGTAGAAGCAGTTCTTCAAACTGGAAGCAATAGGAATATAGTCACATACCAGTTTATTCTTATACCACACTCTTATTCTAGCTACCTCGAAGTTAGTAGCATAGGTCTGAGTTTCTTCGTTCCAGGCCCGGCCGCAAGCAATAGTCAGATTATGGGCAAGAGTATAGTCATAAGCTCTAACTCTAGTAAGCGTCTGGCCATTGAACACTAAGTCAGCCAGTCCCTCAATGGGAGCTGTACCCTGATTGCTGCTCTTGATTGCGTGCTCTCTAAGAGGAACATAGGCAATATCTTCAAGGGTTGTTATAATGACATTCTTACCACTTGCTGTCTGGTCCTCTTGATAGACTTCCCAGCCGAAGTAATTCTCGCCACCGGTCCAGAAGATAGCTTTCTCGGCGTTTTGAGTTAAGCAATATTGGTCGGTGTAGGCACCAAACATAGGCCCGTTGCTCATATCTGCCAAAGCATTATATCTAGCAACAAGAGACACAGTAAGGTCCTGAATATTCCAGCCAGCGCCGACGCCAAGGTCAAAGTAGTATTGATTCTCAGCTCCAGTGCTCCAAACAAGAGAAGGATAGTTGTAAGGACCAGGAATATCTGGATACCCGTCACATTGGTATCTGTTGTAGTAGACCGTGAACTTAGTTATCTAATCAAATAAGGTGCTTGCGGCCTCCACGCTATACTCCCTCGCGATGTCTAGGAATCCGGGGAGTTCATTCGTGCTTCTGTAGGCATTAAGGTCAAGTCCTAAGCCTAAGAAGAACTCTTCCCAACTTTCAACTCCACTTGCTATTGTTGGAATTAGGGTTGGGTCAATATAAATATCTTGGTGTCCTACTGTTTCATATAGCTCGTCCTCGGTGAAGCACCAGCTATAAGTCTTGACTGTAGGATACCAGTTTCTAACAAAGTCAACGTGAATTAGCTTGCCTTCTACTGTTTCGATTGGAAACTCTTCCTCAACAACCTCGCCATAGCCCCAGTCATTCTTCAAGTTAAAGATAACCTTAAAGACACCGTTCTGGAGTCTATCAGGAATGGTAGAACCATCCAAGATGCAGGGGAAGTCGAGCTCAATATCGTCAAACCGCAGAGTGCAATCCATAAGAGCTTCTGTCAAAGCAGAGATACGCTTGTATGCCTCGTCTTCATTAACCTCACGAATTAGAAATACTAACTTGAGGTTGCGCCAATCGTAACTCTGGCGTAATAGAGTTCCTTCAACAGAACCATCAAGCCAGTCTGTAACTGAATTGACGACTGTGGTGGAGATTGCTCTATCAAGAAGCTCAGCTTTATAAGTAGTTATATCAGTTCCGTTTATAAGCATGGGCTCATCTCCTCTTTACGGCTAGACCAATGGTGTTCAGAAGGTCCTCTTCCCGCTTGTTCTTCTGCACTGGTCTTTCTTGTCTATCTTCTACCTATTGTTTAGGAACAGGAGTGGAGAGAACCATAGATTGTAATTGCTCACTAAAATTCATGGTTAATCCTCCTTTATGTTAAAGCGTTTGAATGTATCTTCTCTGGTATGGTCGGGAGAGTAAACAAAAGGTTCAGAATCAGAGAAGGCTCTTCTAACTGCTATAATTATCGTATTACCCAGGTCACACATTCTTTGTTTGTAACCTTCGTATGCGGCCTCGACCTGCCAGGGTTCCAGGTCCCAATACTTGTCGATGAGACCTGTCACCCCAGCTTTTAGTCTGAGTTCATGGTTGTCTTGTTCTTTAGTCATACTTCTAAGCAGTATCCGACTTCTCTAGGTTCATCAGGAACTTCACGAGTGAGTGCTCCTTTACCCTAGATAGTAAGTCTGTAAGTTGTGTCCTTATTAAAGTCAGCTCCGATGGGGAAATCTATCAGGACTCCTTCCCCTTTGAACGTGACTGTAGGAGACGACAACTCAACCTGGATAGAAGCGCCGGCCGCAAACGCCTTTTCAAGACTATCCATGGCTTTATCATTAACAACATAGGCACCATTACAATTAACTCTCCAATACTTATTATGGATTAGATAATCCTGCCAATCTAAAGCAATCATATTGGAAATATCAGAGGTAGTAGCGCCACGTTGTAGAGTAGCATCTATCTGAGCTGCCACAGGCTCATTTGCTATTGTTAGCAATACATCGAAACCTTTCATAGCTCATACCTCCATTGTTTCTGCCTATATTGTAATTATCCCGTGTTTAGTTACTGGCCCTTGCTCTTTATCATCCATAAGGTCATGGCTTATGTTGACATAAGTAATGTCATCATTCCCCATAAGAGCAGGCCATATCTTGTTCTCTAACTCTTCAAAGAGAGCTAGAGATTCCTTCTCCCCATGATAACAAGAGAAGGTATCTATTCTAATAAGCCAGTTGGCTTTGTAATAATTCTTGTAACGTGTCTTAACCACGCCGATTGTTCTCAGTAACCCATAAGGGTACTCTTTGCGCTCAAGAACGGGATTATCCTCCAGAGGCAAGCTAGAATCGGCTACGGCATCATAGACTAATTGCTTGACGTCTAGCATAAATAATCCTCCTTTAGTGAGATGGGTTGTGCATACGAGCTACTTCTCCCTCAAATAGGGCATCAGCAGTAGCAGAGATTAAAGCAGCTAACATAGAGCCAATCAACATACCGAGATACTGACCTATCTGCTCCATCATTATTGTGTAAGCATCCTTGCCGAAGAGGCCACCGAACGCTTCTGCCTGCATCATCATAATACGAATCTCATTTTCAGTAGCTTCAATGCGTGCAATCACTTCGTCAATATAATCTACTGGGAAGTTTACTTCACTTCCTCTTGCTTTCAAGGCTTGAAGCCTACCAATAGCAGTCTCACAGTCAACAATAGAAAGGATAGGCATATACTCTATCTCGTTTAACTCTCTATCTATCTCGTTCCAACCACTTGCAAAACTTCTGAACTCTTCTTCAATGCGGGTTTCGGCTACTCCGGCCTGCACAGCTGCTTCAAACCATGGCTAGGCTCTACACCTGCTAGTCCCATACTCTTGATAGACACTATAAGGGGCGCTTGACCACATCTCACAACCTCCATCGTCGGCTGCAAAATCATTGTGGTCCCGCAAGTAACCGGTATCAACAGGGCAAGTAGCTTGAGCCTAAGACTTAAATATAGACCCAAGCTGTTGCCATGTATCAATAGGATAGAGTATTGGAAAGCCATGGTAGGAAGTCTAACGAGGCAGACCTAAAGTATCGAGTGAAATATCACAATACAGAGAACCATCTGCTCTTGCTTCGACTCCCATATAGGCCATTACTCTGTCACCTCAACTAAAGTGATTAGATACTGCTTTCTGTAAGGCACCTGAGCGCGTATCTCATACTTCTTTCCGTTAATGAGGAAGTAGATGCGCTCAACTTGTTCTGGATTCTGCTTCTTATCTTTCTCAGAAGTCATAGCTCTCTTCCTCCTATATCTCTTGTAATTCCTTATATAATTGTTGTTTGCGGGCTTGCAGGTATCCGGCGCGTCTCTCCTTGTCATAGTCCTCTTTATTGATAGACTCATAGCCCTCACGAGTGCAAGGTTGAGAGGTTGCAACGTAGCAAACGCCCTGCTCATCTTCATACTTGTAATAATACATGGCTTATTCCTCCTTAATAAAGAACTGTCATCTGGAAGTTTTTACCAAGGATATAAGCATCACTCTCACCTGGGTTAGAGTCGGTGATTGGGCTTTCAGAATATCTAAGACTTACATTGCCAGTAGCATCAACGTAGAAAGCCCAGTAGTACATTGGATAGCTGTCACTCTCAGAATAGAGATATGTAAACTTTCCGTAGCCATACATAGAGACACCAGCATAGTTATATTTACCAACTGAACCGCCAGCAAAAGCAGGAACAATATAAGCACCATCATCAACTTCATAGATAGTAGCTTGCTGAGGGAAAGCAGCTATATCCATAATGTAGTCAGTAGAACCGTAAATAGGGTTACCAGCTACATGAATCCCTACCCACTGATGCGGGTCGAGTGGAGCATTAGCAACAGGCACGCTCAATCTATTGGACCCACCTTCTACCATGTCTGTCTGCACGGTATCAGGCCACGAAGCCCCACCGCCAGAAGGAAGATTAGCAATAGCAGCAGGCATTTCAGATGGTAAGAACTGTTCCTGAGAGCCACCCTTAGTACGAATGGCCTCAGCAATAGCAGTCAGAGTTGTATCATTAAGAATTACCTTACTCATCAATACTTCACCGCCTCTGCATCAGTAAAACGAGCAGCTACTTGGTCAACAATAGAAGAGATGTCATCCTCAGTGAAGTAGTCAACGCCCTTTACAGGAGTTTTACCATCTGCACCTGCTTCACCTGCGGGGCCTTGCTCTCCAGGGCTTCCTGTATCACCTTTAGGGCCTGGCTCTCCTGCTTCTCCCTTCTCCCCATTAAGGATAGTAAACTCATGAGGACCTTCTTCATCAGTGATAGTTACCTTAGTACCACCCTCAACAGGCTCAGTAGCTACAGTAGGACTGAAACCTGCGGGACCCGGCACTGTAGAGGCAGGACCTTCTGGACCAGCAGGACCTGGGTCACCTTTATCGCCCTTCAAAGTGGCTTTCTATTCAGGAGTTAAATCCTCGAATGTCATTGTGCCGTCTGCTCCTTTGGGGCCTTGAGGACCAGGCTCTCCTTGAGGTCCTTCTGGACCCTACTCACCTTTGTCACCCTTTGGACCCTGTGGACCAGTTAAGGCTTGAAGCTGCTCTTCTGTAAACATATCATAGGTAAATGCCTTGCCCTCTGGGCCTTGAATACCTTGCTCACCTTGAGGACCAGTGTTACCCTGAATACCCTGCGGACCTGTCTGACCTACTATCATCCAGAAAGATGCCTGGTCACCATAGAGCGGCTCGTCCGCAATCACTTTCATAACCTGTTCAACTTTGCAACCATAAGCAGTAGCTTCTGCCTCGTTCTTGGAGGTAGAAAGCTGAACCTCATAGGTTCCTTCTTCTATTGTTTGCTCAGTATATCCACCCTATCCATCGGGGATATAAGTGGTCTTGGTCTTGGTAATAACATTAGTTTCCATTATCAAAACCTCCAATACGCTTCATCTTTCTATTGCTTCTAAGCATATTCATCGTATCATTGGAATAACCGTTAATGAAACGCTCTGTAATATCAGAAGCAGTAGAGCTTTCTAAACCGTCATAGTTTAATTTATTATAACGCTCAAGGACCATCTTAACAACGGCATTGTCGAGCTTTTCAGTATACTCAGGCAAATTACAATACTGTGTTGCCTCGTCCTTGCAAATCTCAACAAGAGCAGCTAAAGTTTCGTGTTTGCGCTGACCCGTGGCTGTTGGCCCTAATAGAGCTTGAATCTTTTCTAAGATTGTCATGTTTTATTCCTCCTTAGAGCTAAAAAGAAAATGGGGTTCCAGGAGTTCTTAGACTCCCAGAACCCCAAAGAAATTACTCAGCAGCGCCGAGCTTAACAACCTTGGTCTTGTCGGTAAGAGCCACAACAGCGTACTTACGGATGAAGATGATGTTGTTACGCTTATCGGCATCACGGGTAGGCTCAACCTCTGTATCCTTCTTGATGAAGAGGGTTACAGCGTCATTGGTAGCCAGGTAAGCCGCGTCCTCAGGAACAGCCTTAGAAACGATAACAGGTACGCCAGCAACAGAGCCAATGTAGCCAGTGCGGACATAACCCTCAGAGTAGCTAAGAGCTTCCTTCAGAGACTTACGAAGGCCAGCCTTTTGAGCAGGGTTAATAAGCATGAACAGACCAGCTTCGTCTTCAAGGTTCATCTTAGCAATAGCATCAACGATTTCATCAAAGGTGATGTTATTTACGTCAGCAACAGTGCCCTGAAGAGTAGCTTTGCCGTACTCAGCAATAGCCTTAGTAGTGAAGTCATTTACCATAGTCTGAGTAAGACCACGAAGACCAACATCAACAACATTGGGGTCCTGCATAGCCTGCTCATCGTAATACTGGAACTTACCCTGAGTGGTCTTTACATCGTAGCTCTCAGGAGTGAAGCTAACAGTGATTTCCTCGGTATTGCCGGCACCCATCTCAAGGTCCTCAACCTTACCAGAAGGAGTATAAACATTGATAGTTTTCTTCATACCAGCAGTCTCAGTCATGCTAGTATCAACGGTCATATAATTCTTGAGGTCGACAGAGGTAGTAAGAATGTCATTAACCTTGTCGCTCAGAACAACATTTTCAAATAAAGTGTGTGCCATAATTGACATCCTCCTTAGAATTAGTAATTGTATATATCAACAGTAGAGTTGATTACTGATTTCTTAAAGCATTATACAGTTCCGGATTGGTTCTAAAGAGCTCACTCTGCTGGGCTAGAGTCATCTTCTTGAACTCGTCTTTAGACATACCCAACTTGCCGGCATCTGCCTTTGGCGCTCCTGTAGACACGCGGGCGGCAACCTCTTTTGAGATAGCCTCGTCAAACATCTTCTTGAACGCCTTAATATTCTTGGCTGTTGCTTCTGCGTCAACTCCCACAATAAACTCAACAGCACTTGCGGGAAGACCCTAATCAGCAAGCTATCTAGTGGCTTCGGCAGTTAATTCTTTTCTCGTTAAAGCAGCTTCTCGTTCTTCTAAGTCCTTTTCTCTCTGACTAAGCTGATAGTCTGCCTTCTCTTGTTCTGACATATTAGCTAACTTACTAGCCTCGTCAAATTTGCGTTGCTGCTTCTTCAGAGCTTGAGTGACACGTTTATCAGTCTCACTTTGAATTAGCTTATCCACTTCTTCTTGGGTGTAAGTTTTCTGCTCTTGCTGAGTGTTAGTTTCTTCGTTCATCTTAATCTCTCCTTCGAGTTCTAGCAGGTGGCCTTCCTCTAGCCCTCATGTTATAATTGAAAAAACGCCCAAATGATTAAATCAAAATTGTCCTGGATATATTCCTCGAAATATACATTTGCAATTAGGATGATAGGGTGGTAAGTCAAGCCCTACTCTAGCCTCAGCAATAGAAATAAGGCGTTCACCAACCTCATCCACACAAATAGCGTCACAGGGGTCAGGATTCTCGATGACCAAATAGAGATAGCCCAGGGCTCGACAAGCAGCTAAGTTGCCTTGGGCATAAGCAGCTTCTGCTTCTGTACGAATCAATCTAAGGAACTTATTCTTAGCTTTAGTAACTATGTCTGTAATTAGCCCTAGCTTAACTGGTGTTTCTAGTTCTGAGAACAACATAGTGCCTAACTCATCAAGAGCAGATTGATTGTTAATGATTGTCCTATCTCTGAACGTGCGGCCATCGGAGGTCCATTGCTCCGAATAGAATGACCCCTAGAGTTTTATACCTGCCTTTGCCGTTTCTAAAGCTATTGTCCTATTGAAAGCCTAATCATAAATGGCTGGAAGGACTCTTGCTAATTGCTCGATTGTTTGGTTCTCTATTGCTGAGAACTCCATCGTGGCAATCGGCACTAAAATAGCTGGAGAATCAGCTGCTATTAAAGCCGTTACTAGCTTCTTACTCAAGGCATCATATTTCTAGGCTATGACAGCCTCAAGTTGAGCAGCTAGAGCTAATGAGACTGTCTGAACCGTTATAGCATTACTCCTGGTCATCAGTTATGGCGTTAGGAGTGGCATAAAAGATAGAAGACGCTTGCTCCTTTTGTAGCTGCTCAATCTCGGCTTCGGCATCCTCCACAAATGGAAGCTGGCCAACTAGAGTCTTCTTGCTTACAATGCCATTAAGGTTCTTAACCATAGTAGAAACATCATCCTCGTTAATAGGAAGATTTCTAGTAAAGGTAATATCAACGCCCAGCCAGTCAAAAGAAGCTCTACCAAGAAGCTGCATAATATGGCTAAGCAGCTCAAGACGTCTTACTAGACCTTTCTTAAACTTTCTCTCCTTAATGGAGCCAAGATTCTCTGTGCCGAGCAATTTATATTTCATAGCCACGCCACTAACATTACTTGAGAAGTTAGTGTCAGAGCTATTAGGAGTCTTGCTGAACTTGTGGATGTCACGCTCTAAGCGGCTCTTCTTAGTTTCTACGGCAGAACCATCAGACTGCTTAACAACCCACTCTGCCTTGCTGTCAAGGTCCATAAGCAAGACTTTATTCTCTTTCATTTGCTGAATATCGTCTCTATCAGCATTATATCCATACAGAGCCAAGTAAGCGTCAACGAACTCTTGGAAGTCATTCATATCATCACTAACAAGAGCATCATAAGCGTCAATCAGGGAAATAACGCCTTCAAAATCTCCGTAACAATCATCATTGTTTCTATACTCAATAAAAGGAACGTCACCAAAAGCGTGCTCTCTCTCATCAATAGTAGTAAGAGTTCCAATCTCTACGTTAGTCTTATAGCGGGTAATCTTCTTGTCGTCATAAACCTCAATTACAAGTACCTCATTATCAGATGTAATCTCTCTCTGCGTATAGAAGCGAATGACCGCCTTCAACTCGTCTGCTAGATTAGTGCTATATATTGGAATGATTTCTCTAGGGTCCAAGCTCATGAACCGCACACTACCATCACTATCAACGTAGCAATATTCATAAGCCTTGCCGTAGATGCTACAATCCTTGGCTAGTGTCATATTCTCATCTTGCTCGTCATTATAATCAAATACGAGCTTTAGTGCTTCAATATCCTCATTACTAGAATAAATAACTGGCTCTCCTACGAAGTAACCAACAAGAGTATCAGTAATGTATTGCGCGAAGGGGTGTACGACCCTGTTATCTGGGCGCGTACTATCTTTCTTCTGTCTGCACAATATAGCTGTCTTGTTCAAATAATAATTCTTGAGCTTCTGCAAACGAGGAAGCTCTTCTCCTCTGAACCTGTAGATAACTCGTCTAATCACTTCGGGAGTTAGCTGTTCTGCACTGTCAATTCTAAACATTGAGAACCCTCCTTAGAATAGCATATCTTTACTCATGGTACGTATCTTACTCCTATCATCAAGGCATTGTAAACTGTACCTTAGAGCGTCAATGCAGTGGTTAAATTTATCAATAGGCTTGTTAATGTATTCGTTAGTTGCCTTATCTTTCTGCCAACTATAGTTCTATAACTCTTCAATCAAGTGCTAACAGTCAGGATGCACTATAATCTCATAGTCCTATAACTTAGTAATGCCAGCCAATATGCTGCCTGGCCCCTTTTCGGCAGGTTTAATCCTCGGCACGTTGCATCTCTTAATCTCTTCAATACTTTTCTCTTCTGCCGAGTCCGCTACAATGCAACTCTTACTCAAGCCCATAGCGGAGAGTTGCTTGGCAATTTCTGAGTTGACCATGCCAGTCTGGACAAACTCTCTATATACATAAATCCTTTTCTCGTCTTTATTAACAATAGAACAGATGATTGCGGTCGGGTCGTTTGTGAAGCCGAAGTCCAAGCCCACACAATGCTCTCCCTTTATCTTACTATTGTCAAATGAGAAAGACTGCCAGTTCTAAAAAACGAGCTTATCGAGGCTACCAAACTCACCTTCGGCATATATCTTATAATATACTGGGTTAGTTGCCATTAGTCTCTTCAAACTCTCAATATATTTCTCTGGCAGGAATTTATTATCCTTATAAGTTGTTTGGACAATCAAGCACTGACTTCTAAAATCTTCTAGCTCTTGATTATCCTTAAAGAAAGCTAAATAACACCAATTAGCTTTACTTACTGGGTTAAAACTCAAGATTATCTGGCTTTCTTGAACTCTTTCTCTTACTCTCAAGTCTACCTGGTTGAAATCGTTCTGAGTAAACTCTGTTGCTTCTTCCATCCACGCATCCGTAATGCCAGTTATGGACTTTAGTTTCTCTGGGTCATCTAGGCCCATACACAAGAACTAACTACCATTTGGCAAGACAATAGAGAAATCACTCTTATTAACCTTGCACATTTCCAAAATTTTCCAATCCTCTAATGTCTTTAACAAGAGAGAGAAAGTGGAGTTTTTGGTCGTGCTATTTACCTTTCTCAAGACTAATACTTTTCTCTTATCATTTATAGCTCTAAACACTAGCTTCTGAGCTATAAAGACACTCTTGCCT